CTACTTACTGACCACAAGCGGCAAATCCAGTGTTGGGGTGATTTTTGTTTTGCGATCATAAATCAACACCTGGTTTTCTGTTTTATGCCCACTGAAAATTTGTTTGTCGCGGCTGCTGCCTTCATAATCTGAAATCCCTTTGGCTTTTATGTCATGAAAATTACATCCGAACGGAACGCCTGCTTTTTGCTCGGCTGCGCGTTTAGCCTGATTCCACCAGTTGTTCAGCGTTTTAGCGATGACTTTCCCGCCTTTGGTTGTGCTGATCACATACCCGCATATGCCGGAAGATACATTTCGGGCTAACTGGATCGCCGTACGTAATCGCGGAGACCATTCCTTGATTTGTTTGGTGCCTGTTTTGTTTTGCTCAATGTAGATCCCTTTATCCATAATATCCTGCCATTTCAGCTCGAGAACATCACCGAGCCTTGCCGCACAAAGATAGGAAATCTCCATTGCAATGCGTAACTGTGGAATTGCTTCCGCGTATATCGCCGCATACTGTTCATCGGTTATGTAAACAGTGCGGGCTTTAAGCGTGAATTTTCTGACGCCTTTGCATGGATTATTTTTCACATACCCACGCTCATATCCCCATCCGTATACGCGACTCAGGCTTGCCAGCTCATGGTTTGCCTGGGTCTTGCTCTCAAGTCCCCGCTTATCCATGAAAATTCTTACTTGCTCAATTTTTACATTATCAGCAAGCACTTTACCGAATACCGCCAGCAACGCCCTCTGATGTTGTCGATAATCTTTTTGGGTTCGGGGTGCCAGTTCTGTAAATGCAGGGGAGTCCATAAACATGTGCCATAATTTAGCGACGGTCATTATGTTGTGGAGTTTTGCTTTTTCCAGTTCATAATTTTGCCAGACTTTAGCTACGCTGGTTTCCCGTACTCTTCCGAGCCCTATAGTTCTTGTGCTTCCTTCGGGTTTCCACACGTAACTGTAACCATTCGATCTAACACGCGGTGGTAGTGCATTATCTTTTTTGTTTTTTCTTGGTCTTCCCATTGTTCAGCGCCTCAAAATCGGGTTCAGCGGAAACTAGTTCAGGTGCTTTTGGCATCGTAGTCAGTCCGTGTGGAATATCCCTGCGAAGAACTATTGGTTCGTTTTTAGGACCGATTACAAATGGGATACCGTGCAGCCTTAACTGGTGTTGCTGTTTTGTGTATCGCTCGTATTTCGTGATCTCTTGAATCTCTGCTGGCGATAGAGTTAATTCGTACATGTGGTCACGTGCCTTACAGCATGACCGCCGCCAATATAATTCGGAGACGGCGATCAGGGTTGAACATTAAAAATCAACCGGATTCGGGATCAGTTTTTGCCAGATTGCTGAAACGTATTTTGCCTGGTGACGGGCGTCATCCAGTGCATTGTGGCGAACGCCTTCGAATGGAATAACGGTTCTAGCATCAAAGTCGATTGTTTTTCCCAGCTCAACGATTGTGCGTACATCGCGATCGTTGTGGTAGCGCCACGGGCAGGGGATGTCCAGACGTTCGTATGAGGTGCGCAAAATTGCGTTATCGAAAGTTGCACCATTACCCCATACCTGAACGAATTTTTCATCTGAGTATTCGTTGATGAACTCCCGAAACCGCGAAAGGGCATCCTTCAGTTTTACCTGGTCTGTTAAAATGGCAGCTCTGGCTTCACTGGACTGCTTCAGCCACCATTTGATGGTTCCACCGTCAGGAGCAGCCCCTGTATTCATTGCGTCAGTCAGACTGATAACGATATAAAATACTGGCCCGATTTCCCCTGTTTGTGGGTCGAAGAAAACCGCACCAATAACCACGATGGGCGCATTGGTGTTGGTTCCCATTGTTTCAAGGTCGATCATCAGGTGGTACCACACTCTGCTGGTGGATGTGATAACGTGATGACCGTTCACCACAATTAAGGGATCTGCCGTCTCACCAGTTTCATTATCGCTGGCGTGGTCCTGAGCGCTGCCAGCATTCTCCTTGTGTGGATGTTCAGCGCCTTCCATTTCCTCCGGATCATTTTCCTGAACTTCAACCTGATTCTCTTCATCGAATGTTTCCTGGTATGTTGCGTCGCCCATCACCGCGCCACAATCAGGGCAGTTGCCGCCACCGCTCTGACCGCAGGCGGTGCAGACTTTTTCCGGTTCCTGTTGCGCTACTGCCTCAGGTTGTTTCGTTTCTGGCTCGTTTTGTAACGCATTTTGACTGTTTTGTTCCGCTTTCTGGTCGTTCTGTTCCGATTCTTGCTGGTTCTGGTTTACAGAATCGCGGGTTTCAATCCCCTTCACCCATTTCGGATCATTCGGGTCGCTAATCCCTGCAACAAATTCTCCGCGAGAGGCAGCAAGCAACTTATCGGCGTCAGGCTGGCTGATATTGGCTGCCTGCATAATTTTGTTTACTTCGTCAGCGGTAACTTTTACCGGCTCTGGTTGTGCGGTCGTGTCAGATGCACCAGTATTTTGTTGTGAACCTGAGTACGTGCCGTTTTTACGGGCAAAATATTCTTCTTTCGTGATTTCAGTAGCCCCTGCAGCCAGCGCCTTATTCAGACCAGAAAGTTTGTTTGCACGACCATATTTTTCGCCATCCTTATCGGTGAAGAGGAAGTAGAACGGCCCCTCACGCTCTACAGATGGTTCAGTTTCCAGCGCGCTTTCATTTTTTTGGGTATCAGATACTTCAGTTTCCACTGCATCAGTTTGTGCTGCTGACGGCTGGAGAATATCAGCAGTGCTCTGGTCTGTTTCTTCATCCTCAAACACGCCCTTTGTCGCCAGGTATTCAGTGATGTATTTGTTCAGCGCCACGGGATCTTTGTGAATGTCGATCGGACGCTCACGGACAAGGCCAAAAATAGTCTGACGGTCGTAGCGAACGGCATCAGGTTGTTTGCGCATTGATGCGGAAATACGCTTCCAGTCTTCGCGATCTTTGTCGATAACTTCATTTTTTGCCCAGCGATGGATGCTGCCGTCAATGTTTCCGGCATCAATATCACCAGGCCAGAAAGCGTAGGCCAGTTCTTCATCCAGTGTTTTCCATGTCTGCCTGTATTCGCGACGAATGACAGCAGTTACGGAGTCAGTTTTTCCTGCAGAGTTTTCAGTGCCTTGCCGGTTGACTCTGGCGCGGGCAAGATCGACGACGGAATTATATGCGCCACCTTCTTTGCGCTCCTTTTCCATGCGTTTTTTACGTTCGAGAAAATACGCCTGAACGTCGGGCCATTTGGCTGTTGGTTTTAAATCACGTCTGGCATCGTTGATGTACTCAATCTGACGCTCTGGATACATGGCGTTAATTTCTCTGGTCCGGATAATTGCTTCAGCGAGGTGTCCATCAAAAGTCGTCATCTCGTCATCGCCGAGAAGCCCGCTTGCATTGATGACCATATCCACGGTGATGTTTTCATGTGTACCGAACCTGACAAGGACAGCAGCCCGCTTGTCGTCAGATAACTGATTAAAGTTAACAATTTCTGCGTCCGGTTCAGGGTCGACCGGAACAAAGGAAGCCGACTCCTCATTCCAGCGGTTTTCCTGCATATATTCGGAATCCCAGGAATCGAGAGCAGGGCGGGCCATGCCGGGTTTATCCTCGCAGACAAGAAATTTATAAGCACAGTCCTGAGCTTCCGGGTATTGTTCCAGAAATAACCAGCTAAATTTGGCTCTTGCCCGGCGTTCGTCGCCTGCTTCAATGGCAGTGGCCACAGGTTTGGCGCCTTCTGCTGTTGCCTGTTCGTCCGGAATGGCGGCGCAAATAAAGACTTTACTCATTTTGTTTTACCTCATTACAGATTTAAGGGTGGACAAATCCCTGCCATTGCTGACATATAAAAATAAAACCGGATATTTATTATGGGGCTGTTTTAAAGGCCTGCCGGGATTTCGTTATTGTTCATGCGAATAATTTTGTCGACAGGATAACAGTTCCCGGGAATTTTTTGCTCTGCCGCGGCAGTCATGCATTCTTCCATTGAGTCATGTATGTCAATAACAAGATCAATCGGTTCACCAGAAACAAAAAAACAGTCAGAACGAGTACAAATGCCGTATTCATTGCCTGCATCCTGTTTGCATCAGACGTAAACGGGCCAGCATCGAAACAATGCATATTTTATTTAGCAGTTCCTGTTCGTGTTTTCTTTTATTAATGGCATCTTCAGTAAATATCTGATTGCTGATAGTGACACCAATTTCAAAACAACCTTCAGACGTATTAACGTTTGGTAATAACGTTTCCATTATCGCGTCCTCAACAATGAATTTTGTGATGCGGTGCCTGGTGCCTCCAGGTGACGTTAACCAGTTAACAATTAACGCCGGATACAGAGAATCCACCCATAACACTGTTTTTAGCTTTAACTGTTCCGCGTGCGCTTAGCCGCATTCACCGCATCACAAAATTCACTTTAAAAAGGGCGGACATCAGTTCATGGGCAAACAGATGCCGCCAAACGTCACAGAAAATTGATAACAGAGGGCGTTGCAGCGGGGTTGTCACTTAAGCGTATGGTCAACCTGACAACCCGGTGTCCTCAACGGGGGAAGGAATAACCCCGCCATACTTACCGCCGCGCCATTTCGCGGAGTGCCACAACCGGAAGCGCACGGTCGACGAAAATTTAACGACAGGCTATCTATGAACCAGCAACCTCGCCGTGCGCTTTCGCGTTATGCTCTGACTTTTCAGAGAAATATCCTTTCAGTAAACTGTCAGTGCCGGATGTTCACCCGTGTCCGGCGCACGCACTCCATTTCACCCGTGGAGAACTCCTTAATTACCAACCCTCAGGAGGGTGAATGTTAAAATCAACTCTTATTGCTAAATGCCTTTATCAAAATCGCATGGTAAGCAGCATTTCAATAGGCGAGTCTGCAGTTAAAAGTATTTTCGAAGAGTACTTTCCCGGGCATGATTTTAATAAATGGAATACCAAATTACCGCCAGCAGTTTCAACGCGTATTCTGAAAGCAACTGAAAGAGCAAGTACAATTCGCGTTAACTATTTCATTAAAGATTTGTGGGATCTTTGATATCCACAGAGCCTAAAGTATGTGCATATGGATGTGCTATTGTGCGCCCTCGCAGATTTGCATCATTTTCTAAATTCACTGAACGAAACAGGGCATCAACAAGGCTCTGTACAATGCAAAGGCAATCGAAGACTGTCGCCGTTTCTGTTTTGATTGATGAAAGAACATGGCCATTCACGCAAACAGAAATTACCCGTTTATTAACATCGCTTTCCTGCTTTTGATTATCAGAACCATATAGCCCAGAAAAAGCATTGCGCACATTACGAACCATATTATCGATGGTTTCTTTTTTGGTGTATGCCGGGTCAATTTTCACCAGACTATCACCGAGAGTCGTTGCAGCAATTGTCTGGATTTCTTTTGGTAAATCTTTAAATTCCATTATTAGCCTCGTTGGTTAGCTATTAACGTGGGTATGTAATCATTCTGGCAATGCTTAATGCCGCTGCTTTTTCCAGATTGGTAATATCTTTTTCCAGAGCAGACAGATTTTCGGCCTGCTTAGCCATGGCTTCATTGGCCCATTTCAGGTCCTGCGCTGCCTTAATTTTCTGGTGCATCCACTCATAAAGTTCATCATCGGTATAGTCTGGCGCGATGATGACGGGTTCTCGTTTCTGCATACTGATTCCTCGCGGTGCTGCTTCGCTTATCAGCCGTTAGATTTTGCCGGGCTGGAAAGCGCCTGTTTAAACTCACTGAAGCTGAGAGCCTCTTCGCCTTCGGCAAGGCCTTCGAAGTATTCTTCGTAAGCCTTTTCCATGATTGTGTCGAAATCCATATCACTCACCTGAGTTTCTTTCCAGCCAGCGACGGGCACCATTTTCGGTTTTAAACATTTTGCTTTTGGTATACGTCATCGCGGTGAATGTGCCGTCCTGGTTTGGGAACACGCCGCACACCAGAGATTCGTTGTTGCCAAGATCGATAGTATCCATGTTGACCTCATTTCCCCTTAACGCCGGGGTAGCGGAACAAAAACCTGCTGCATAGTTAAAGTTGAACCCTGCCGTCATGTTCTTACGCCTCGGGCTGGCTACTTAACCCCTGACCACTGCCGGGTAACTCGAAGTATTGCCCGGCGTTCTGTGGGGGGGGGGGGGTTGGTGAAAATAATCTACAATTAAAAACTGTTTTGTGTCAACAGTTTTTAATTGTTGGTTTAGGCAAAAAAACTCCCTCGAATGAGGGAGTATGAAAATTGTTCTGCTTAGATAGAGAAGGTAAATTGTCGTCGGGCATGCACAATATTTGCAATTTCAATGCTTGAAGTTATAACTGTCTTCTTGTTCGGTTGTTTCGAATTCTGAAACTATCGGAGAAAGGGCTGTACTCATGGCATAACTCCTCTTCTTGTTCAGTGGTCACGCCAGGCGGCTTTTTTGTGCCGCTAACCATCGGGCAATGGTTTCTTCCATTGATTTTTTCTTGTCTTTGATTTCTTGAAGCATTTTTTCCTGGTCTTCCTCAGGAAACGCACTAAAAGCTTGGAGCAGTTCGCGTTGGCGAGGACCAATTTTCATCGTATCAGGGGTGAAAATTTGCTCCCTCTCTTCAGGAGGCAATAAAAACCAATGCAATGGATGCCCTGTAACCTCAACCAGTTTATCCAAACTTGAGGCTTTAGGTGTTGCCTTACCGCTGACCCATTGTTGAACAGTTTGCTGTGTCACACCAATTCTACGGGCAAGCTCAGCCTGGCTCCATCCAGTTTCCTGAAGAAGCTTGCTGATTCTGTACATAGATACTTCTAGGGCGTTCATCATTTTCCAATTTTACAGGCAAATACTGTTAAAAGCATCACAATAAAAAACTGTTGATCGCATACAGTTTTTTATTGTAGGATTTGCTTATAGTTTTTTAGAGGAGGGCAAAATGCTAGATAGCACTCGCGAAAAAATTAGGCAGAAACACACTCAAGCTGAAATAGGTCGTTATATGGGAGTTGCTCAACAGACTGTTTGGCAATGGTTTAGCTTTGGTGTTCCCCCAAAGCAGGTAATTCCGTTATGCCAGCTAATGAAGTGGGAAGTTACCCCGCATGAAATTCGCCCTGATATTTATCCTAACCCAACCGACGGTTTACCTGTTGGATGTAAAGTTAACACACCAAATACACCGGGGATGATTCATGAAAATCAAGCATGAACACATCCGCATGGCGATGAATGCCTGGGCGCGTCCGGACGGTGAAAAAGTTCCGGCAGCTGAAATAACCCGGGCTTATTTTGAGCTGGGTATGACATTCCCGGAACTGTATGACGACAGCCATCCGGAAGCCCTGGCTCGCAATACTCAGAAAATTTTCCGCTGGGTGGAGAAAGACACCCCTGATGCGGTTAAAAAAATTCAGGCTTTGTTACCAGCGATCGAAAAGGCAATGCCACCTCCGCTGGTGGCCTGGATGCGCAGCCACAGTTCCGATTATTTTCGGGAACTGGTGGATACGCATGAACGACTGGTGAGAGACGCTGATGAACTTGTCGCGGTGGTAATTGCTGGTTTCAATCAGATGAATCGTGGTGGTCCGGCGGGAAATGCCGTGGTGGCGCATTGATAACGTGTTCTGGGGGAGGGGATGAAGCTCCTTTTTGCTGAACGCCCGCTGGTTATAAACACGCAGCTGGCGATGAAAATTGGTCTGAACGAAGCCATCGTGTTGCAGCAGCTGCATTACTGGTTGAGAGATACCGGTTCCGGCATGGAATGTGATGGTGTTCGCTGGATTTATAACACAACAGAACAATGGCTGGAACAGTTCCCTTTCTGGTCAGAGTCAACGTTAAAACGCGCATTTGCAAGTCTGAAAACGCTGGGGCTTTTGCGTTGTGAAAAGCTCAACAAATCAAAGCGTGATATGACTAATTTTTACACGATTAATTACGAGAGCGAGCTTTTAGATGGTGGCAAAGTGAGCGAATCCATCATGTCAAAATGCGCCGCTCCATCAGGTCAAAATGACACGATGGAAGGAGCCAAAATGACACGCTCCATTGGTTCAAAACGACCCAATGTCATCGGGTCAAAATGGCCCGATGATCTTACAGAGAATACAACAGAGATTACTACAGAGAATAAAAACACTTCTCGTCCGGAATCTTCGCAACCGGACAGGCAGACGGCTGAACAGGATTTTTTAACCCGACACCCTGACGCTGTTGTGTTCAGTGCGAAAAAACGCCAGTGGGGCAGCCAGGAAGATTTGGCGTGTGCGCAGTGGATCTGGGGGCGAATCGTGAGTCTTTACGAGCAGGCTGCCAGCGATGATGGCGAAATCATGCGACCGAAAGAACCAAACTGGACTGCATGGGCCAATGATGTGCGCACAATGCGGATGCTGGATGGCAGAACTCACAGACAAATTTGCGAAATGTTTGGTCGGGTACAGCGGGATCCATTCTGGGTAAAAAACGTCATGAGCCCGTCAAAGCTTCGCGAAAAATGGGATGAGCTGGTTATTCGTCTGGGGCGTTCGCCTGTACAGCGTTGCGTGAATCACATTTCTGAACCGGATAACGAAATTCCGCCGGGCTTCAGGGGGTAAGTGTTAATTTCTGGTCATGAGGTAATTTTCAGGAGGGCTTGTGGCAAAAGTTTTTACACAAGAAGAGCGGGAAAAAATTAAAGGGCAGGTTGTTGAACTCGTACGCCAGAGTGGGCGCGAGACGTTACGACAACTGGAAGCTAAAACTGGGGCAACAAGATATCTGATGAGCGTTCTGGCCAGAGAGCTGGTTGCCAGTGGCGATGTATGCAACTCTGGTTACGGGTTATTCCCGTCTGAACAGGCGCGTAAGGACTGGCAAAATGCCCGTAAAAAGCTCTCAAGGGCAAAGCTGAAGAAACCATCTGCGGTTGATCCGGACCTTATCTGGTCATTACCAGACGGAGAAATACGCCGCTACGACAGACATCAGAACATAATCTGTCGCGAGTGCCGGAAGAGTGAAGTTATGCAGCGTGTACTGGCTTTCTATCAGGGTGATTTTCAGGAGGCGGTACTGTGAGTGAAATTAGCTATCAGGCTTCAATTACCGCTGGCATTCGCATCAAAGGAGAGGAGCATGGAAATAAAACCAGAAGATGAGTTAAGCAATATTGTTTTATTTCCGGTAAAAGAGGATAACCCTCGTAATCAGGTTAATTTTCTTTATGAGCCATCGGAAAGACCATATTGCCATCACGCTTCTGTCCGGGTTGACGAAAAAGAGCGTCAGGTCCGCTGTAAAATCTGCGGTGCAGTTGTGGAGCCATTTGACTGGATGCTCTCTGTGGCGAAAAGAGAAACCAGACTGGCAGATGATGTAAGGCTCTTGCGCCAGGAGGAGCGGGAAAGGCGAAAAAATATAGAAAAGCTAATCCAGATTGAGCGTAATGCGAAAGCGCGGATACGCAGGGTGACAAAATATAGCCCCGAATAATCAAGGTTATTTCTGGAAGTCAAGTCGTGAGTGATGAGGACTAACAAATACGGTGAACTCGATAAAGAGATTCAGGACGAACTGGAGGCCAGGAATGATTGACAAATCACCAAGTGAGTTCAGCTACAAAGATTTATTGTCATAACGGGTTATGAGATCGACTTGGTGCGTGATATTCTTCGGGCCAGTTTGCTATGCGCCACCATGAGATGTTATGGCCCGCATGTTTGATACATTAGGATTTTACATTATGAATGTGCAACATTTTGATTTTTTTACAGATAATGAGTTTTCTAATCTGGAAAGATATCAAACTTGTAAAGCCATGGCCAAAGGTTATGCGGGCAATTACAAAACCGGGCAGTCAAGGTTGATGCATGCCCGCTCATACTGCTTCAGCATCGTAGCTGCATATTGGGATACCCTTGCAAAAAAGCAAAAAAGCAGCATTAAAATGAGGGCAGTACCGCACACTGTTTACATAGAAGACATTCCATGTGATGCACGCGAGCTCGCTGAACGAACAGGTGAGCTTATTGCTCAATTTCCGGCGGAGGACGCTGGATATCTGATTGGGTCAATTTATACGGTAATGCTGCCATCCGCTTACCGTTCGGAATTGGGGGCTTACTATACCCCCCCACCTTTGGTAGCGCGTCTCTTGGACCTGGCTGAAAAGTCTGGTGTTGATTTTTCTCATGCATCGGTTATTGATCCTGCGTGTGGTGGCGGTGCATTTTTGGCACCAGTAGCCATTCGAATGTTAAAAAAAGACAAGGGGTCTTCCCCTGAATGGATGTTGAGGAGAATCAGTCGTCGTTTAAAGGGGATAGAAATCGATCCATTTGCGGCTTGGATGAGTTTGGTATTGCTCGAATCTGTACTAATGCCACTATGTGTAAAGGTAAAACGTAGATTGCCTGAAGATACAATTATTGTTGCTGATGCGCTTCAGCAAGATAAAATTTCTGGTTATGATCTTGTGGTAGGGAATCCGCCTTACGGACGTGTCACTCTCGATATTAAAACGAGAGAAAAATATTCTCGTTCGTTATTTGGTCATGCAAATCTATATGGATTGTTCACCGACTTAGCTGTTCGCATGGTTAAAGAGAAAACAGGAGTTATTGCATTTCTTACGCCAACTTCTTTTCTTGGTGGGCAGTATTTCACCGCGCTGCGAACCCTTTTGACCGAAAAAACTACTCCGTATGCCCTTGATTTCGTCGCTGACAGGGATGGGGTCTTTGACGATGTTCTCCAGGAAACAATGTTGACAGCATTCAAGGCGGGAGAACATAAAGTTCGGGCCCAGGTATCCTCACTTGTCCCTAAGGGGTTGAACAAAGCAAAAATTGAGAAAATAGGTAATGTTGATATAGAAAAAGGTGGAGCAACGTGGCTTTTGCCACGAGTTAAAGATGATGCTTGTTTTCTTAATGTATTAAAACAGATGTCTACGCGTTTAGCTGATCTGGGATACTCAGTCTCTACAGGTCAGTTAGTCTGGAATCGATTTAAGTCGCAGTTGCGTACGACGAAAGGAAAAAATAGCTATCCATTAGTCTGGGCGGAATCAATAACTTCAGCTGGTTTCCGTTTTAGCGCAGACAGAAAAAATCATGTTCCCTATATCGATATAACCCCACAACAGGGTTTCCTTGTGACAAAATCTGAATGTGTGCTTGTTCAGCGGACAACATCGAAGGAGCAGGACAGAAGGATTTTAGCTGCGATTTTACCTCAGGGATTTATAGATGAAACTGGTGGCGTAGTAGTTGAAAACCATATTAATATTGTGTATTCAAACGGATTGTTCTCTGCGGTTCGCCCTGATGTTATTGATATGCTACTTAATTCGCATGTTGTCGATCGGGCGTTCAGGTGTATAAGCGGAAGTGTTGCTGTTTCGGCCTATGAATTGAATTCAATCCCGTTGCCTTCTCTGGAGCAGGTGATGGAGATTCAATCGTTAATTGATGCCGGCGTCCACAGACGGATTATTGAGAGAACTATCGCTGGTTTCTATGGAGTGATGATTGCATGAATCTGCCTGTTGTTCCCCCATTGAATGTTATCCGGGAAAGATTACCATTAATTTTCCCTGAAGGGACTGAGAATCGTGGATATTTAATTCGGGAAATAGCTGCAAAAACAATTTTTGTCATGTTTTATGCTGGTGCGGTTGAGGGGCTGGGGCGATGGATAAGGCCCAGCCAGGTTGTAAGTATGGGAGATTCACAGGCTGCTCTTACTGATGATGCGTCCAGAGAAAGTTGGGTAAAGATGACTTTCTCTAAACAAAAGATAAGGCCTGCTGATGCATGGTATGCGGAAAATACGCGTGAGCCAATACGTGATGAAACTATAAAAAATGGCCTAATACCTTGCAATGCAATTGTTGAGCGTAAAGGTATACCCACCACATCCTCTCATCCTCGTTACAGTTTGAATCGCTCTTTTGCAGCACTCTTTGATGCTGGGCTTGAAGGAGATTCGCTGCTGAGTGCAATAAGTTCCTGGCAGGAAAATCATTTGAACAAAGCCGCTCTTGCTAGATTGCGTTTATTGAAATCAGGGGCAGTGATTGCTGCTGATGCCGTAGTCGTCACTTTCCCAAATGGAGAGAAGAGAACTTTAGCTCCGGGCCCGTCAAGTACAATAGCTAAGGCCGTCATCGAAGTTTTTGCTCCTAATTTTCTTAAGAATCCAACTGTGCTCTGGTTGTCTGAATCTGGGAATAAAGTTGTTGCTCAGGATGATGTATTGGCAAAAGCATTGGGGCTGAATATTGATGCCTCAAAAGCACTTCCAGATATTATTTTGATTGATTTGGGAGAGGACCGAACGGGTTCGGATATGCTTGTAGTTTTCACTGAGGTAGTTGCGACAGATGGGCCTATAAACAGGGAACGAAAAGTTACTCTCACTCATTTGGCTATTGACGCTGGGTTCAGCGAGAAAAATCTTGCATTCCTTACGGCATTTATTGACAGAAGTGCTCTGCCTTTTAAAAAGGCAATACCAGAATTGGCGTGGGGATCTTATGCATGGTTTGCTTCTGAACCGGAGCACTTAATTGATCTTCGGGATGGTTATCCGGTAAAGATCAGCCAGAGAAAATGAACAAAGTTTGATATCCGCCACGCCCTGAAGGATGGGGGTTTTACGGTGCACTGGATAAAAAATCGGTTTCATAGATTTGCCCACCGTGGTATACGCCTGCGATAAAAACTTTATTGTCATCAACGGCAAAAGCAATAATCGTTCTGTGGCGGAAATGAGTTACCCGCATCCCCTGGCGAATATCATCGCGTTTATTGCCCCGATGCGGGAATGTAGAAAACCCATCAAGATAATCAAGAAGTGCATTGGCATAATTGTCAGCAATGACGTTCCCTGCTTTCTCAGTTATATATCTGTGCATGTTGATTATTTGTTGTTCGGCCTCAGGAGTAATGATGACTTCATATGTCATGCAGATTACTTTCCGGATCGAATCGCGGCGCGAACCTGTGAAATGGAGCGTCCGTTGCTTGGATTTTCGCGGATAGAATCAAGAGAGGGGGCGACTGAATGCGTTAACCACTCTTCGATTGCTTTATCGCGCTCATTCAGTGCGCGAAGCCCTTCACGAATGACCTCACTTTCTGAAGCATAGGCACCGGAAGCCACACGGGCGCGCACCATGTCAGCCATCTCGTTAGTTAATGTAATGCTGAATTGTTGGGTTGTACGCATGGTAAACCTCACAGAGTAGTATAGAACACTATTCGATGATAGCACGCTGTCTGTTGACGACAACAGAAATCAGAGACAATATTGCCGCACGCCAGCCTGAACAACTGGCACCTGCTGCGCCAGCAGAGACAACCGATGGCGCACGATACCAAGTTACACAATTCTGATAATTCAGCCGTCTTTGCCAGCAGGCACGGGCGGCGTTTGCACGCATTTAAAACTCGCTGGTATCAGCACCCTCCATGCACAGAAGAACAGGCTGAATGGCTAATTCAGAGCTACCGCAGACGTGGCTATGAGGTTCAGAAAGATCTCAGTCTGGATCGCCTGCACTGGATAATCTCTGTAAGGCTCCCTTACTCCGAGCGCCCACCGCGTCCTTCCCGCACATTCCAGCAACGTATCTGGAGGTAACGTGCGGATATTACTTCGACCTGTTCTGGTACCGGAACTCGGGCTGGTGGTCCTTAAGCCGGGCCGTGAATCCATGCAGGTATTTCATAATCCCCGGGTGCTGGTGGAGCCGGAACCGAAAAGCATGCGCGGTCTGCCGTCAGGAGCTGTTCCTGCCGTGCGCCAGCCGCTCGCGGAAGATAAATCATTACTGCCATTTTTCAGCGATGAGCGGGTGATTCGTGCTGCTGGCGGCGCTGGCGCATTGTCTGACTGGCTGTTACGCCATGTTAAATCCTGCCAGTGGCCTCATGGTGACTACCACCACAGTGAAACCGTCATACATCGTTACGGTACCGGCGCGATGGTATTGTGCTGGCACTGTGATAATCAGTTACGCGACCAGACTTCAGAATCACTCGGGCAACTTGCTCAACAAAACCTGACATCCTGGATGATTGACGTCATCCGCCACGCAATAAACGGTACACAGGAGCGGGAGTTATCGCTGGCTGAATTATCCTGGTGGGCGGTCTGCAATCAGGTAGCGGACGTATTGCCGGAGGCAGTATTACGTCGTTCTCTGGGATTGCGTGCGGAAAAAATCCGCTCGGTGTACCGCGAAAGCGACATCGTACCGGGAGAGCAGACCGCCACCAGCATACTGAAGCAGCGCACAAAAAATCTTGCGCTGCTGCCTCACGCCCACCAGCAAAACCCGCCACAGGAAAAGACGGTGGTCAGCATTGCCGTTGATCCGGAGTCACCGGCT